CCAAAACGACCGCTGGCAATGCCGGCGATGGCTTGGACGATGCGGGCAATGGCTTGGTGAATGCAAGCAATGGCTTGGGGACTTGCATTAGCAGGAGTCGCGTCACTACTCGCGGGTCCCGACGGGCCAGACGGAGGAGGTGATAAATCTTCTACACTTAACCAATCAGAAAATATAGTAGGGCAAGGAATGCCGATCCCCGTAGGGTATGGCCGCCTTATGGTTGGCAGTCTTGTACTATCATCAACATCTACTTCTTCTTATACTGAAACATCAAAAGCTTGGACCTATGAAAATACTCTACTTGATAGGTGGCAAGATAACCAAATGAATACCGGCCCTGCAGAAAATGTAAGTGGTGGTACTGTAAAGAGTGACGGGTATACTGTTCCAATAACTGTTTATCCCGGATTTACAGAAACTCAACTAGCTGAAGTTAATACTTTGAATGAATCCTATATAGGAGGAGGAACCTATGAAGTCGTAAATTCCTCAACTCCTTCTGGAACTGTAGCTGTTTCTGTATATACACCTCCAAAACATTCTGGAGTTTACACAAAAGATTGGGGAATTAACCACAGAGCTAATAAGGAATAAAAATGTTTGGAGGCATAACAGATAGACGAAATGATTATCTTAGCTCTACAGCAGTAACAACTAGTTACACGGCTGATATTGCTACGCAGGTTGCTGCTGCAGGAGGTGGTGGAACAGGTCAAGTAGGAACTTTTAGTACAAGTCAGATAATTGACGGTATTTGTGAAGGTCCTATAGAAGGCTTTCCAACTCCAAATGAGCCAATGAAATATATATTTCTTGATGGTACTCCAGTACAATCTTACTCTGGATCTTTTAATAGTGCAAGCCTTAGATATGAATTTCGAAATGGAACTAGTGACCAAACAGTATTGTCTCAGTATACCCTAGTAGGCTCTGTAAAAACTCCAAACTATCAAGACGAGATTAAAAGAAGTGATCCTGTTATTCAGCAAGTTCAAATCCGAGACGATACAGATGGAGCCTACCCGCTAGTAGAGGCCGTGGCATTTACCTTTTCTTTTCCTGAAGGAATATATCGCCAAAGAAGTAGTGGCGGTAGAGATGGAACATCTATCGGATTTACTATTGAAATTAATAAAAAATCAAACGCAGATCCGGCATACTGGGTAAAAAGAGTTACTTTCGATCAAAATGAACTTGAGCTAACAAACTTTCCATTTGAGTGGACATTTGTAATTGAAATACCGCCCGGCTGGGCAGCTCCTATGGATGTGCAAAAATACGCGGAAGCGGACAAAGCAGATGATGTTATAACCTTTCGAATTACTAAGTTTAATGAAGACACAGATAATGATCGTGCTCATAGCAGAATGTTTTTGAAGAATTATGCGGTTTATTCTCGAAATCAATTTACATATCCGTATACTGCGTTAATGGGTTTAACAATCAACTCTAAAAATTTCGATGGTTCTATTCCCGCTAGAATGTATGATCTTAAGCTATTAAAGGTTAAGGTTCCAAGTAACTATAATCTTGTATTTGGTAAAAAGGGAGAAATAACGGAAAGAAACTATACTGGACAGTGGGATGGCACCTTTAAAGATGGAGTGTGGACCGATAATCCAGCTTGGTGCTTTTATGACCTTGTAACAAATACTCGTTATGGGCTAGGAAAGTACATAGATACCAGTCTATTAAATAAATGGAAGCTTTATGAAATTGCAAAGTATTGTGATGGAGTAGTATCAGATACTAGACCGGAAGCAGCTCCAAATAGTTATACATTTAGTCAGACAGCTGGTCTAGGCGGAGTTATATCTGGCGCGGGTACTCGAGCCGTAAAAGAGCCTCGTTTTACTTGCAATATGTTAATTTCTTCACGAGAGGAAGCATATTCTGTAATACAGCGCATGGCAGCTCTTTTTAGGGGTATTGTATTTTTTCAGCAGGGAACTCTTGAAATTATGCAGGATCGTCCCTCTACCCCCACATACTTGTATAATAATACAAACGTAATAGGTGGAACGTTCTCTTACTCTTCTTCTAGCATAAAGGCTAGACATACCGTTGCAATTGTTAAATGGCTAGATCCAGATGATCTATATTCAGAAAAATTAGAATACGTGGAGGATTATGACGGAATTGCTCGTTACGGTTACCGAGAAATTGAACTTGATGGATTTGGGTGTACTTCTAAAGGTCAAGCACGACGAATTGGCAGGCATATTTTAATTACTGAAAAATTTGAGCTAGAAACAATTACCTTTAAGGTAGGTATGGAGGGAGCAGTAGTAACTCCAGGTAATTTAATTAAGATTAAAGACTCATATCGTCAAGTTTATAGAGCTGCTGGTAGGATTGCTTCTGCGACTTCTTCTTATGTTACTCTCGATAAGGCTATAAGTGTCCCTTCTGGAGTTACCGGAGTTTCTTTATGGCTGCAAACTGCAAAAGCTCGAGACTACATTGTAGACGAAGGAACAGCAGCGCCAATTAATACTGGGACTACTTTACGACCTACCCTCACTTCTTACTCAATTACAGTTCCAACTTCCACAGTATCAAATTTATCTCCTACTACTACTATATCTCCAATTCCTGTTGCTGGCAATATTTGGGGGTTAAGTTATACAGAAGCCGGGGATGTTGAGAATGTTTCTGTGTACAAGGTTCTTTCCGTAGTCGAAACAAATTCCTATGAGTATGAGATTACTGCTTTACAACATTATTCTCAAAAATATGATGAGATAGAAACTTTTGAGCCTATTCAGCAGTATAAGCCTGTACCTTTAAAATTATTTACGCCTCCTCCTACTTCGGGCAATTTTAGCTCAAAGTTTAATGGCACATCTCACGATGTTAGAATTTCTTGGACTTCTGATAGATATATTTCTGGCACACAATATAAAGTAACATTGGTTGCGGGTACACAAGAACGCGTGTTGTACGCTGGAACGGACACAAGTTATCTATATAATAATGTTCGTCCTGGTGTATACTATTTTAAAATATATTCAATAAACCCCACAACTTTTACTACTAGCGATGCTCTGGTACTAGGCCCTCTTCGAATTAAGGAGGTAATGCCACAAAATAATTTTGACTCTTTTAGTCAAACAAAATTTAGTTCAGATTATATTACAAACTCTTGGCCAGACGATATTTTTCCAAATGACCCAGTTAAATATGAACTATGGCGTTCTTCTACAAATAGTTTAAGAACCGCGGTTAGTTTAAGTCCTACTATTGGTGGAATTAACTATGCAACAAACTCAATTAAACTAAATGGGTTTGATCAAACTATTCTTACAGGTAGCCCAGATCAGTATTATGTAGAAGTTCCCTTATACCCTTATATTAAGTACGGCGCTGCTTCTCCAAATACTGGGGGTCCAGTAACTTCTCCAGCAAGAATTGTACTAAATACAATTGAGAAACCAAATATAAGCGTAGGCGATAAACTTGTAAATGCTACTAGAAGAGTTACTGTCAATGTTACTGGTATTACTCAATCAAAAAATATTGAAGGTAAATGGACAACCTTGATATCTCCGAGTGCGTCAATTCCGTCTCAAGCAGAAAATGATATTATTTATACTTACAAGGGAGTAGCAGGAGTTCAATTAAGTCAAACTCAACCTTCTGGAGTTATAAAACAAAAAACATTTAAAACAATAGCAGGTACAAATTCCACAAATATACTAGTAACATCGCCAGATACAATTTCAAATTTACTTGTTGGGGATGTAATTATAAATCGCTCAAGAAATGCTGGATCTATAGTTCAAGTAGTAAGTCCTCCTACAGCATTTACAATAAGTCCAGCAATTACGGGCCAAACTGCAGACGATACTATTGCATACTATCAGTCAAGCAATAGAGAGGCTAGACAATTATACAAATATTCAATAGATTTCTTAGGTGAAGCATTTGGTGGCGATGCTACAAATGTACTTAATTATGATAATCCTGATTATATGCCAACTGTAGCAAAATCTATAATGGTAAATATAACTAAGGGTAAAGCGGCACAGGTTATAACATCCTCAGTTAAACCAGGAGGAATATTAAACGTAGTCACTGTTCCAAGTAACAGCCCAAATATTTCAGATTTAGACCAAGTAATTTTCTTTGATAAGGACGAAGTTTACACACAATCAATATCGGAGCATATTCATCCTACTGTTGGTATAACAACGGGAGGGACAAGTCCGGCTGGAGTTACTTGTATTACGCCTATTTTTACTTCAGCAGTAAAAGGAGATATACTTGTTAACGCAACTAAAAACACTAGTTCCGTAATTTTAGCAAAGATAAGTAATACTCAAGTTACTCTTGCAGGAACGATCGACTCTTCTCTTGTTATTAATGGGCAAACTGCCGGAGATGAAGTATTTGTAGTTTCAGGCTCTAGCATGACTTCATTTGTTGAGCAATTATCATATACTCATCCAACAATACGAAGTGCAGAAGCGTCTACAAGTACCACTCAAGTTGTAGTTACAAACGGTTTTTCTGGCGTTACATCATCTTACATACTTTATAATATGACAAGAAATGCGTATGCTTCTATTTCTCCTAATACAGTTAGCAGGATAACAGTTTCTCCATCTATTACGGGCCAGACAACGGGAGATAGTATTTTTACATTTTTACCTGGCAATGTATCTCCAAGTTTTGTAACTGCCCCTGATGGTGCTTTTTCTTTCGCTCGTGCAGGGGATATATTTTATAATGTTACTCGCGATAATATGGCTACTATTAAGGATGTTGCAACCTTAACTGGAGTGCTTGATAAAAGAGTGGATAGACTTAAACTTTCTACTCCTATTGCGGGTCAACGTGCTGGAGATGAGTTTCGTATTATTCAAGGATTTTTTGTTTCTTCGATAAAAAGTAAAACAGAAAATGGCGCAAACGATCTTCTTGAGCTTGAAACTATATCAAATTTAGAGCTTGGAGATCAGGTTAACATATATCAGTATGGAGCATCAAAAGTAGGGACAACTGCAGGGAATACAATTACTGATACCGGATTAACTCAGTCTACAACATATTATTACTGGATGCGCCCAGTAAGCGCGCGTCTTCCATTTCTCGGAGGAATATGGAAACCTAGCAGAACAACTGGAGATTCTGCTACTACGATTCCTGTAGATCTTGGAAACTACAATGCTTCAAATGATAATAATTCTTCAGCAATAACTCCTTCCGTGGTAAGTCCCACCGGGATATCCTTGGTAAAGATTAATGACGACAGCACAGCAAATATTAACTTAAACTGGAATTGGAGAGGAAATCCGGCGTCCATAGATGGGTTTATAGTATACTTTTGGTCTTCGAATAGTTCTACGGACATATCGCCTCTTTTTGATAATGATTTTATAAAGTCACTATCTACTTATAGTATCCCAACAAATCAAAAAGTACCTATATCGAATATTACATATGCTGGAACCGCTATAAATGTAACTACTGCTGGTCCGCACAATCTATCCAATGGAGATACTATTAAAATAATAGGAGCAAAGGCAGGGTCAGGTACGTCATCCCCAATGCCATTTGTGAATACTACTGGAACTAACGTATTTACAGTTTCTCCCAACGGGGTAAATACTTTTGCGTTTACTGCCTCTGGTACTCCGACAGGAACATACGACGCTAACTCTGGTAGAATGATACCATGTAAGTATAAGTATCAAATTAGTAATTTAACTTCAAATTATTTCTATAACGGTTGGGTTCAGCCTTACAGAACCGTAAATACAAATATTAGCGAGAACGGCGTACTGCTGGGCTCTCCAACACTGATAGCATGAGGTTTATATAATGCCAAATTTTCAACCGTCTTCTGTAATTAATTTCACTGGTAACATTGCTGGTAGCCCTGCTTCTACTGTAGCTTCAAATGCCGTTAACGGTTTAACTGCATTTAACGATACTGTTTCATTTAGAGATCCTGTTGTACCAAACGGCACTCTTAATGCTTTTAGCCCAAATGCCGGAACTGCGACCCAAGATGGTAACGTAGTTGTAAATATTGATTACACATATACTGACGGTGCTAGAGTAGCTGATTATTATGTTATATTTTATAAACAAGGAGGCGGAACAGTCTCTCCAGCAAATCCGTGTATTATAGTAAACCCATCCTCTGGTGTAGCCTCTTCAGCTACAATAAATGTAGTTCCAGGGTCTCCATATACATTTGCTTTTAGTTCTGCTCGAGTAACTAAAGATGGAGTAAGAGCTAGCTCTCCACAAAACCAAACTGCTAGAACTATGATAGCTGGTAATTATACCGCTAATATCGCAGGTATTTCTGCGTCTTCCATAGCTTCAGCAGGTAAGGTTGTCTCAGCAACTATTGACAAGCAAGCAATAAATTATAGTGTAACTGGTGCGGCAACCCCAACCAGTATCAATATAACTGCAACTACACAAAATATTACAAATCCGTTTTATACTTTCTATGTGAATGCAGGGGCAGGTTTTAGCCCAGCGCAAGCAAGAAGCACAGATAACTCTTTATCTTCGTATACTTTTATACCCCCAGTAAATACCTCCTATCAATATAGAGTAGATGCCCATGAAGGGAACGTTGCAACTGTAGCCGCTTCTGATTTTGTCACAGTCTACGGATTAGCTAGCGGCTCTAACGCTCTTACAACAATACTAAGTAACGAATCGCATTCGATACCTGCGGATTCAACTGGCTCTCCAACAAGCTATGCAGGATCGGGCACTACTATACGACTTTACGAAGGCTCCACAGAACTTACATATGTAGCTTCGGCGCCTGCGGCTGGACAGTGGACTGTTATTGCCAGCCCTACAAACATAACTACTGGATCGCTTACTGCGACTTCAGGATTTTTAACTGTTGGAAACCATTCTGCAATAACATCCAGCACTGCCTCTATAGACTATAATATTAGCGGAAATAGGCAGAATGGTACGGCAATACCTTCTTTCAAAAAAATACAATCTCTAGTTAGAACTAATGCGGGCACCCCTGGAGCTGGGGGTAGCCCTGCTCAATACGTAATTGTCACAGGAGATCAAGCATTTAGATACGCCTCTGACTCTACTACAGCTGTTCCAGCACAAATAACTTTATCCGCTGAATTATATGGTGGGCTAACTACATATAATTGGCAATACTATAATACTACAAAT